CTCCTGGAATTGTACCCTGATTTTGAGAATAAGATCCTGTAGTTCTAGGGTTAAAACCCCCTCCAAATACAGTTTCCCAATTAAAACCCTCTTTTTTTTCTCTCCAACTACACCCATTAGTAGTAACAGGTGAATTTCCAAATCTACCTGTTCCCATATCCCAACTTTGAGAAATAGGATAAACCTTTAAGTATGAAGTTGAATTTAAATTTGTTACAACTGCTGCGTAATTTCTTAAATTTGTTTGAAAATTTCTATTTTCAAAATTATTACTAGCTAATGTTAAAGAAGCTGTTGTTAGTTTATTATTAGTTCTAACTAAATTAGATAATTTAAATTGATCACCAATTCTATAATTTTTACCTCTATTATTAATTATAACCGAGGTTATAGTATTTCCTGATACTGTTATATCTACTACTCCTCCTACTCCATTACTTTGTGATATTGTTAAAGGAAGAGAATATGTACTATTTTTTAAATCTGTTGGATTTTGTGTTAAGTCTCCAATTATATCAAATGAGGTTCTTAAATAACTTATTCCAGATCCTGACACATATGTATCATATGCCCCATTAATTTCATTTTGGGAAAATTTTATTAAATATCTACTAGTTTGGGCAGCATCATCTAATATATAAGTAGATGCTTCTAGTATTTCATCTAACCCAGTATTCATTGTAATATTTTGAGTATATAACGTAGCGTCTTTTTCAGGAAATAGTTTATAAATTGCCATTTATTTATATATTAAATTGTTTTATATCATTAAGTTTAGGTCCAATATCACTAGGAATTATACTTTGATCAATAGATGTAGGTACACCACCAGTGCCTGGTTGTTGATTTAATCCACCTCCTATAACTTCTTCAATTTCATTACTAGGGTCTGCAAGGACATCTAAATATGTCCTATTAGGGGTATATTGTTGTAATGTCATTGTTTCTAAAGTTCCTCCATCTTCAGTATCAATATTTGTATCTATAAATTTTGCTTTTGTAGGATATCTTAATACTTTATAATTTCCTCCATCTAAAAATGAAGATTTTTCTCCATTTGCTGCTGATGTTCTATTTGGACCTCCACTTCCTCCTTGTCTAATTCCTGCTTCTGGGTTTTCTACATCTAATGCTGTTACTTTAAGTGATTGGTTTAAAGGATTATTCATAGTAGCTCTAACCTCTCCTTCTTTTGTTGTATAATAAGGATTTTTAGCATTATAAATTTGTTCAAATCCAGATGCAGGATCATTTGTTGAGCCTCCATCTATAGATGTCCCATCTAAAGGTTGATTTTCTCTAACTTCTTCATATTCTGCTTCTATAGGTGATTTTACTGGGGGTATAGGACCAGGATTATTACTAAGATATTTTCCTGGTTCTCCAGGACCTGCAATACCTTCGTCATTTCTAGTAGTAAATAATTTTCTATATCTTTCTAATAAATCCATATTTTTTTATTTATAAAGGTACTACTCTTCCTACAATATCAACTTGTGGATATTTTAATTCAAAAATCATAGGATCAACTGATGGATAAATAACTCCTTGGTTTGTTGCTGCTATTGTATCATATGAATAATCACTATATCCTTTACTAGCACCTGATATATTTTTTATTTCTACTTTAGTAACGGTTTGAACACCTTCAACCTTATCTAAAAGTATACTTATATCTTTTAATAATATAGGTTGGTTTATATTCCAATTATCAATACTAAAATAATTTGTTAACGATTCTATACAACGTAAAATTACATCATTATTATTAAAATTAGGTAATACAATTATATCAAAATTACATGTTATGTTAATAATATATGCATCTTTAATCTTTATAGAATCATTTATCATTCTATATTCAGATAAATAAGTTTTTAAATTTTGTTTTAATGTTGAAGAAGCTGTTCTTAATTGTTTTTGAGAATTATAAGATAATACATACATATCTAAAATAGTAGGCAATTCACCTAATTGATATTCTGCTACTTTAGTTGGTTGGATATAAGCTTTAGCTATAGTACCTATATTAGCAGGCATACTTAAGGCTCTAATTAAATAATCCTGTTGAGTAACAGTTCTTAATTGGTTTTGAAAATTACCTAAAGCATTTTGTCTTATTTCTTCTATAGTATCAGCTCCTTGACCTCCATCTGCTGCTAAAATATTATTTACAGCTACAGAATCAAAAATAGTATTTGCTAATGTATTATTTGTTATATTAGGATTAGTAAAAAGTATTCCTGTTGAATTAAAATTAGTTAAAGTCCCTGACGCTACATTAGATGCTAATCCTCCTCCTGTTAAATATCTTATTGTTAATGTTGTATCAGCAGGTGCTATACCATAAGTATCAGTAAACATAAAATTTAAAGGAGAATAAGCTGTAGTTAATTTATCTTTTGAAAATGCTAGTCCTGTTCCTACATTATCAGGATTAGGTATTAAATTTTCATCGTTATCACTTACAGTTCCAGCTCCAAAACCTATTTGTAAAGTAGTATTATTTAAGAATCTTGATGTAAATCTTCTTTGAACTTGTTTTAAATTTAGTAAATTAGGAGCATCATCTTGTACAGCATTTGGATCTGTATAACTTGCATTTATTTTTGTAGTAAATACTGTATCTTGTGCTAAATTTAATACTTCATACCATTGATTTCCATTACTATCAAATACATCTAGTATATTTATAATATTAGAGGCATTTATATCAACTGTTGCATATTTTGATGGTGTTGTAAAAGTTGCTGTTGTTGTATTTATAGTTCCTGATATTGCTTTTCTTGTCTTTTTTAATAAAAATCTATCAGGATCTGTACCACTTAAAGAATAAATAGAAATATCAGTGGGATCCTGTGATGATGAAATTGAAAAATCACAAACATCTTCTGTTATGAATTTAATAGATGAATTTTCATTAGAAGTTATTTGAAAATTAGATGGAATTTTTAAAGCATAGTCAAAATCAGGTACATATGTTCCTCCTACATTTTTTGATGGAAGTTGTTGGTATAATGCAACGTCTACTGTTGCCGCTGTAGTTACTTTAGGTTTATAACCTAACATATAAGCTAAATCAAATAGATTTTTTTCCTGCCTTGCATATTGTATAAAAGTTTCTTGAATTTGGTTATCTAAATAAAAAGATAAAACATCCCCAACATATGAAGCCATTTCAATAAATAACATTCCTGTTGAATCTGAAGTAAAATCATTATAAGTGTTAGGAAAATAAGTTTTAGAATAATTTATAAGAGCATTTCTAAATGTATTAAAATCTCTATTTGTATATGTTATATTTCTATTTAAATTTGCCATTATGATAATGCTATATTAATTTGATCTTCAGTTCCTATATTACGAACTACGTAATCTAAAATAAAATTTACAGTATTTTGATCTGGTTGATTATTAAAATTTATTTTTTTTACTTCTATTAGAGGAAATTGTGAATTGATATTATCCCTTATTCTTGCTTCTAAAGCTGAAGTTGTACCATCATTAATACCTTCCCAAAGTAAAGCTCTTAAATCTGCTCCAAAATTTGGTCTAAATACTCTTTCTCCTTTATTAGTTAATAAATAATTAATTAAATTAGTTTTAACTACTTCTTTAGTAGTATATGTAGGATTAAATACTGCTCTTCCTGATAGAGGAAAACTAAACCCTAGGGCAGCACTACCACTATTAATAGTTGGAAAAGCATTATTTATTATTCTAGCCATTATTTACTATTCATTAAATTCATTATTTGATCCATACCTACATTTCCTTCAGGTAATGTTCCATTAGCTACATCCATTCCTGGATTTGGTCTAAAAGTTTGAACATTATTAGTATTAAAAGAAGCAGCTGTTTCACCTAAAATATTTTTATATGCATCCCTTTTATCCTGAGCTGACATTACAGGTGTAGTTGGAGATGGTGTTGGTATTGATGGTTTAAAAGACTCCATAACAGGAGCTTGGGTTACTACTTTTGGTGTTTTTACCGCTTCTAAAAGTATATCTTTTAATTCCTCTTGTATTACTTCTCTAACAGTTTCTTTTAATACTTTTTTTAATTCTGTTAATTTCATTTTTAGTTTTATTATAAATATTAGTAATTTATGTTTTTATGTCAATTATGATCCAGTAGGTACGGGTAAACCATTTCTGCCAAATTCAAAATACCATTTATCAGCTGTTGTTAAACCTGCATTTGGATTATTTTGATTATATGAACTTGAATTTGGATTTCCTCCTCCAGGTGCCCAGAATGGTAATTCAGAAGCTGCTTGAGCATTTGCATTGTACCAATTTATTCCTAATACATTTTTAAGTTTTTTAAGAATTTTATTTTTGGAATATGCATTTATTTGATCATATGTTAACCCATCATTAGTTTCATCGTAATTAGGGGGAATTGTATTATTAAAATAATAATCCGTAGCTATATTTATTTCTGATTGGTATATATTGTTTATTTCATCGGAAGTAATTAATTCATTAGCATTTCCACTTATTGGAATTTCATTAATAATTGGTTGATTATAACCTTGATTTTTACTTAAAAAATAATCTTTTAAAGGATCATTAAAATTAATTCCTGCACCTGCTAAAAATCTTAAATTTGCTGCTTCAAAAATAGCTTGGAAAAATGGTTTTCGTTTAGCCATTTCTGGTCTTAAACTTATAAAATCGTTTCCAATAGTAGCATCATTAAATAAATTTTCTGCTGTTAAAGCTAATCTTTCTGAATATGGATATAATCTTCCATCGCTAGCAGATCCAAATGCCCCATCACTATTCCATCTTTTTGATGTAGGGTTATAACTACCACCTATATTATTTGCCTTATTAAGTATATTTCTAGCAGTAGTTCTTATTAAACTAATTTGACCTGCTATTACTTGATCCGTACCCTCAAAATCTGCTAAGAATAATCTTTTAATAGTTGAATCTAATACTCTGTCACCTTGTTGCCACTCATACCCTTCATTAGCAACTGCTTGTTCTAAAATAGTTCTTGAATTATCAAATGCTTCTTGAACCAATGTTGGATAGTATGATTTATTTGGTCCCTTATTTTGGGACAATTCCCAAGCTAATTCATATAATTCTTCAGCTTCTTCTCTATTAGCACCAAAAAGACTCATTAGTATAATAATTTGGTTTTCTCTATAAATAGCTTTAAGTGGATCTTCTTGAGGTTCTGGTGGTGGGAATATTAAATCTTTAGTATCAATTAACCATTTCATTTCATCAACTAAAACAACATTTGATGATGAAAAAGACTCATCTCCTAATAATTCTTCTACTTGAGCATTTTCATTATAAAAATCACCATCTATAACTGATTCTTTATTTTGTGCTATTATTTGTTTTTTAATTAATGAGGTATCTGTTGGGGGAAATGATAATCTTAAATAATAATCCCCATATAATAATCCTGGAGGTGTAGTTAATATTTCTTCTAATTCTGCTTCACTTAATACTCCCTCAAGTTCAAAAGTTGTTGCATTTAAATTATCAGAAGTTATATTGGGATCTTTTTCTATACAATCATTTAAAACAACATCAAATTCATTTAACTTAGTAATTACTTCTCCAACATCATTACTAATTAATTCTAAAGCTTCTGGTATTGATTCTAAGGATGCTTCTTCTTTATCTATTAATGTTCCTAGATTATCTAGAGCATCAGCTAAGTTATTAGTTACAGATAATGGTAACCCAACACCTGGAGGTACAGATGATGGAATTGGTAATTGTTTTATTACAGTTTTTCCAGCCTTTAAAGCTTCAACAGCTATTTCAGATCCTTGTGCAACTTTATTTAATGTAGCTATTTTTTGGTTTATCTGATTTAAAGCACCATTTATTTGGTTTTTTTGTTGAACTAAGGATTCTAATTCTTTAGTTGTAGGACAACCTCCTTTAAACCTATCTATTAAAACATCTAATGTTTTATTAAATTGGAATGTTGTTCTAGTTATACTTTGAACTATCTTTGATATAAATCCTGCTAATGCCATTATAAAGTTCTTGTTGTTTTAGATTTATAAAATTCAATTGAAGTTAACATTGTTTGAGCTTGTAATCCTACTTTAGTTGCTGTTTGAGCTACTGCTATATTAGGTACAAAAGGAATTGGTGTACCTACAGTACCCAAAGCCGATGTTAAAGTAATTACATTAGTTAATAATTTTTGAAAATCTTTTAAAAATTTATCCCCTAATATTATAGGTTCAGTTGCATTTTTACTACCTAAATAAATTTCTTTAGTATTTACTGTAAATTTATTTTTTGAATCTATATTAACAGTATCTTGGGTATTTAAATTAATAGAAGTATTTGCACCTAGTAATATTGAATCATTTTTTGCATTAAAAACTAATCTTCCTGAATTAATTAATACCTGTTCTCCTGTAAATTCATTTAAATCTTCAGGTGGAGAATCATAGGATGAATAATTAACACTTGCTCCTTTTATAGGAATTTGTTGGTTAGAAGTTAAATATATTGATGATTTATCTGTGTTAATATTTTCTACTTGAGGTATCCAGGGATCATCATTTGTTTCAGTTTGACCATTTTTTATAATAGTAATAGGTTCACCATTAACACCATTATTAGACCAGGGATTTAATGGAATACTATCATTAACAGTACTACCAAATCTTATTGTATTTCCCCATCTTCCTTCTATTAAAACATCACCTTCATACGGTTGTAAATTTCTAATTCCTACTCTTTCTTGGAATGTTAAACCTAAATTAATATCATTAATAGATTCATCAGATTGAACTTCAACACCTGCTTCAGTACTTTCATAATTTTGAGCATTAGTAGAACTATTTGCTAATGTGTTAGGTAAAGCATTATGATGAACATTATTCCAAAGATTAACCGTTTGAAAATAATAGAATTGCTTACCAGCACTAACATTTTCTGCTACTGTTGGATCAGGCATTGATATTACATAAACAATTTCGTTTACTAAAGGTAAAAATGAAATATTAGAATATAGGGGCTTTGCAAAACTTAAAGATTCTAAAGTTTGATTTCCAGGATTATCAATTTCTTCATATAATATTCCTCCCATTCCAGCATACTCCCCATATTTTTTCCAATTAAGAGGATAATCATCCCCATTTAAGGAAACAAATTTTACTCTTACAGGAATTATTTCTTGTTGTTGTGGTGTAAAAGATGTAGAGGATTTTAGTGAATTTAAACCTGTTGGAATTTTAACCATTATTTTTGTTTTCTTTATTTATTCTTTCCAGTTTATCCATTTCAGCTAATAATTCTGCTTTTTCCTCTTCTGTTATTCCAAATTCACCTTCATCATTAGTATTATTAACAGCTCTTTGTATAATAGTAGCCATTTTTATCAGTTGTTCATCATTTTTAACTCCAATTTCTAAATATTCTTTTATTAATGGTACTATTAAAGTAGCATCACCTATTTCCTGGATTAGTGGTTTTAATTCACTTATTAAAGATGAAATTTGTTCTTTTTTCTTTGTTTGATTATCATATATCTCATGAAGAATATCAGAGAATTTTTTATCACCAAATATTATTGAATCTAGTTGTCCCATAATTTTTGATTATAAATATTAATTTTCTAAGTTTTAAGACGGAAAAAAACCTTTTTCATAATACACTAAGTATTTTTCTTTAAATACTTTATGCAGTTTATTTGCTATTTTTGTAATTTTAGGAGTTTTTACATCAATCATTTCTCTTATATAGATATAAAGGGCTTTTTTATTAAATACATCTATAGCATCCCTTTTTCTAAATAATTCTAAAATACAATCTGCTATTTGAGCATCATATTCTTTAGGAAAATAATTATAGATATTTTCAGTCATATATCTTACATATAAATCAATAAAAATAGATAATCTATCCCCTTCTTTATATCCTTTATTATATAATTCATCCCCAAAATTATTATCAGATTCAATAAATTTTTGAGATGTTTGTTCTAATTTAGGATTTAAAATAAAAAAAGTATTATCACCTACATCTAAATTTTGATGTTTAGTAATATCTCCCATGTCTACAGAATCAATTCTTTTTTTATAATTTTTCTGATTATAGATTATTAACCATCTTTTTACTATAGTTCCAAAATAAGAATATGCCTTAGCACCTTTTGAAGGATCAAATAAATGAATTTTATCTAAAAGAAATACCATAATTTCATGCTGTAGATCTTCTAAATTTTCTACCCCATCTGTGTAATAAAATTTAAAAGTATGAATTATATTTTCAGTTAGTTTATAAAAAGGATAATGGATTTCTTTTGAGTATATATTACTCTTAAATTTTTTATCTTTACTTAAATTATATTTAACAATAGCATCTTCAGTTTCTTGAGTAAAATAATTTCTTTTTTGTCTTTTCTTCTTTGCAGCTTTTATTATATTATCCATTTATCACAGTTATATATCTTTAGTTTTAAATCCATTTAGTAAATCTTGTATTGTCATAACTGTTTTAAAGAAAAAACCTATTTCATCATCGCTTTTAAATCTTCCTTGAGCGTCTAATTTTTTTAATCTCATATCCGATACTTCTATTGCCTTTGAAAGCTTATTCAAGTATTTCATATACTCTACTAAAATATCTTCTTGTTGTTCATTTTTTTTCATCAAATTAAAAGTAGTAAAACCTAATACTACTACTAATGCAGATAAAATTGATATTAATATTATTTCCATATTATAAATTGTCTAACATACTTTTTAATCCTGGGCTTGATATATTACCTAATGCTTTAGATTTAGTTGTTTTTTTATTTTTAATTGTAAAGTTATCTTTTGGTTTATCTTGATCTTTTTTAAATTTAGGTAACCATTCTCTTTCAAATTCAATTCTAGCTGCCATTAAATCTGCTTGATGTAAGATAAAAGGTAATGAAGTACGTGGTTTTTGCTCTGGCATGTAAGCTTTTAGATATTTTTCATTTGCAGAATCATATAAACCATCATGTGTTTGAATTGCTATCATTTCATTAAAAGAATATTTAATATTATGATGTTGAAGTAACCATAATCCTCTATCTGGAACTGATGAAAATGGAACTTCTTTATTAAACATATAATCTTCACCTAATTTTTCTCTTCTCCATTTATCAGTCTGAGGGATGTATGATGCTTGATCCATACTACCTATTTTACCTAAATCATGATTAATAGCAGAAAATACTAATTCTTCTATAGTAAATGTAGTAATATCTGCACCTTCCTCTTTCCATAATTCATATTGTTTAAGGGCACAACGAACTACTCTATTTACATGTTCAACATACCCTCCTGGAAAGGCATTATGGTATTCCTTTTTATGAGCTGCGGGCATTAAGATAATTCTTTCCTCAAACTTTTTATAAAAATTTAATAATAATTGTTTTCTTTCTCCTGTAATATGTGTTTCAATATTATTAAGAAATATCTCCCAATTGGATTGTATTTGTTCTGCTGATAAATTCATAACCTTTATTTAATTACATTGTTTCTTGTTCACGATCTATGAATGATTTTAGATCTTGAAGTATTTCTTTTGATTGATTAATTTCATTAGTAAACTCACTAGCATCTGCTCCTGGTCTACTTAGAATAAAAAGTAAAGTTTGTAATTTACCCTCTAGCTTCTCAATTAATCTAACACACGTTTCCTTATTTCTCATAATTTAATTATTTAGTATTATTCTATGTTCATATTTAATATCTTATCTTTTTATATCTCCTAATATCTCAATATCTCTTATATTAATATTTAATGTACCTTAATACCTTTATATTAATTTATAATCAAGATATATAAAATAATTGAGGAATCCAAGTTATTCTGAAAGACTATCAAGAATTTTTTGAAGGTGAGCACATCTTTCATATTCTTCTGTTTCTATAAAAAAAGAAATGCCTAATTTTAATGCTGTATCAAGATATTCATCAGCATATACCTTTATTCCTTTTACATGTTCTTTATTTGACATATCTATTTTCTTAATATAAGACCATGCTCTATTATATGTAACAAATTCACCAGCTTCTTTTACATCACCTAAATCTAATGCTTTATCTGATTTTTGGAAAAATTTAATTATTTTTTTGTTAAAGTTTATATGGTTTAATATTAATTTTTTATACATTCCTACCCAATATGTAGGTGTATTTTTAAAATCCATATAAGTAGTACCATTATCTACTCCATCAAAATTATCATCGGGTCCAAATAAATGAAATATGTTATCTAGATTTATCATATGTTATAAATATATTAAATTATAACTAAAAATCCAAATTATCCTGTAAAGGATCCTCCACCACCGGGCTTATACGACTTGCCCTGTTAAATGCCGTTTAGCTAGGGTACCTCTTAGGCAGCCATTGCTAGTTCAACTTGTTCGCCAGTTATGCGTATGATCTTCATTATATCCTTACTTTATGTCAAATACCTGTACATCCCCGTATTTTATTGTTTATATTTAGTGGAGATGGTGGGAATCGAACCCACGTCCAAAAAAGCAGCTAATATAACTATAAACGATCAAATATAAATATTATATATTCCAATCCTCCTCAGCAATTTGTAATGCTAATAAAGGAGTTATATTTTTATTTCCTTTCATTGTTAGTAAAGCATAATACACAACTTCAATTAATTTTTGTTGTTTATTTACTCTATCTAATATTTGAGATATTTCTATTATCTCATCACTTCCTACTTTATCTAAAAACTCTTCTTGAAATTTATCCATTTTATTATTATTTATATGGTAAATATACGAAAGCTTTCTTGGGGAACCAAATGTTTTCGCTATCATCTATTTAAATCAGCATCAAAAAAGAACATTTGCCACAATCTACCAGTTTCTATACTATGTCCAAAGTATCCCATTGAACTATGAATAGATTGTCCATCAAAAATTACCATTCTATTATAAACATTCCCAAATGTATCAACATCTTCATATAAAGTTCCATCTACAAAAGTTTGTTGTTGGGGAAAATAATCAAATATATTTTCACTTTGAGATGTGTGGTATATTTTAGATTTTTTATTTGCTACAACTTTAGTTCCTGTTTCAAAGGGTGCATTTGGTGTAAGAAAAATCATAGCAGCCCATTGTTGCTCATCAGCATGGTAAACTAAAGGTGGGACATCCCCACTACAAAAACCACTTTGGAATACTCCACAAATAGAATAAATATCAGCCCAATTAGTAATATTACAACCCATTGTTTCTTCAATTTTTTCTTTCACCCCATCAAATATAAATTGTTTTCTAGTTCTCCAACCAACTCCTCCATGACCTTTATCCCAATACATTTGCCCTAAAGCATAGTTTCTAACAGCATCAGGATCTTCATAAAAGTTATCAATTATCCATGCTCTTTTATTTGCTTTTTTATTTACTTTAAATTGATTAGTTTCAATTAATCCCCAATCTGATTCATTATTAGAATCTTTTGTATATATTTTTTCCATTATTTTTTATTTTTAATTAATTTAATATCTGCTCTTAATTTTTCAACTTTATAACCATATTTTTGAAATGCTCTTAAAACTTCATCAACACTTTCTTTTGAAGTAAGTCTATTATTTTCAAATAATATTTTATCTGGGAATAAAGACGGATTAAGAATACAATTTTTTATATAATCTAATAAAATTACACAATCATGTCCTTCTGTATCTAATTTAAGATATTTTACTTTTTCTATATTATATCTTTTGATTAATTCTTTTGTATTAATAATTTCAATATCTTGAGCTTCTAATATTGCTAATTCTTTTAGTCCCTTTAAATCAAAATTTATTCTTTCAGGTCTTTTTAATCCTTTAGTAGGTTTATTTTTATTTTTATTAATAGCAAAATTAAATCTTAAATGTGAAGGGTGGGGTTTAGAAATTGTATTACATCCACGTAACCAATTAGGGAAATTATATTTTTCAATATTTTCAGGTTTAACATAAAAAATTTTATCAATTTTATTATTATCAGATATACCTAAACATACTTTTTTGACATTTTTTTTATTAGGTAAATTATCTAAATATACTTGAATTGGTTCAATACTTAACCCTTTAGTATTATCATCTGCATTTTCTATTAATGTACCAAAATCAGAAGTTCCTATTTCTATAAAATCATATTCCATTTCTTAAAAACCTAAATATTTTTTTCTTATATAATCTAAATCCCATGAAGTATAAGAATTAGAATATTCTTTATTATTAAAAGGAAATTTATAGGGATATAATCCTCTCCAATGCTTCCCCCATTTTTTATTTAAATATTCGTAATTTTTTAAATCAACCTCATCTAATTTTTCTTTTATTTGAGGTTCTTCTTTAGATGTTTGTTGACCATTTTTTTCATAATTAACACAATCAGCTATTTCTTTTCCATGTAAATAAGTATTATCTAATCCCCTACAAATTTTTGGGTCTAAATTTAAAACTCTCATTATATAATCTGTATCTTCTCCATAAGCCGGATATAAATTTTCATCAAATAATCCTACAATTCTTACCCCCATTTCAGTTATAGCAAATAAATCATATGTACCTACATTATTCTCACCAGCTCTAGGATGAATCATACTTATTTCTTTATCTTGTGCCATATTTGAAAATTCTTCTAATAAACCTGGTGAAAATGCAACATCATGATTAGAAATTACCCAATATGGTTCCATTAAAAAGGATTTAATAATTAAATTCCAAGCTGCAGGGACTCCTAAATTAGAAGGTAAATGTGTTATATGTATATTTTTAATAAATTCATTAGATATATTTTTTAATTTATCCAATTCTTCATTAATCTCTCCTCTTCCATTATTATTAATTATAAATAAATTATCTACAGGATAATCAATTGATAACATTAATCTTTTGACCCAATGAACTCCATTTACTACAGGAACCCCAATAACGGGTATACTTTTTTTATCTTCCATCTCTTTCTATTTTTTTAGGCCAATATTCATCCCCATAATATGTGCAAATTTCATCACCAATATTTATATCTTTTTGAGCTATAAAGTTAAAATGGTAGGGAATTGAAGCATCAAACCACATTGCATTATAATCATCATCATGATTATATATACAACCAAATCCTAAGGGTAATACATGTTCAACACTATTAATTTTTGGATAATTAAATATATAATCATGTAAATTGTTACTAATAGGATCACCTACTTTTATACAATAACACGTTTCTATAATCTCTCCCTTTTTAATAAACTTATTAGTAAATACCCCGTATCCCTTTTTATCAGTCCATTTTACATATAAATTATTAGGTACTTTAAGCTCCATTTTCTTTAATTAAGTGTGAAAATCCTAAATTTTCAATAATTTCCTTTATTGATGTTTTATATCTTTCATTTAAATTATTATTAGGATTATTAATTAATTCTAAAAATAAATCTGTACTTTCTTGTGTTTTCCCTATATGCCATCCTGCAAAAGCTTTATAATATAAAAATGCAAAATACCCATCATATCTATTATAATATTTAAATTTTTTATCACTTAATATATTAGAAATTCCTATACAAGCATATGAATACATTGTAAAATACTTTTCTTCAGCAGATGCAATTCTATCCCCACAAAATTCTAACCATAAACACATAGCGTTATAAGCTTCTGGTCTATGTGGTGATTGTGACATTGCTTGGAATATTTGTCCTCTTTCAAATACAGGTCTTCTACCTACCTTAGCCATACAATCCCAAGAACACAATAAACTCTCATAAACTAAATCATCATTTTTAGACAATTCAGCACATCTTAAGTAGTATGATAAAGCTGATGCATATTGTCCTATATCAAAATAACTACATGCTAATTCAAAATTACATATATCTTCTCTAGGATTAAGAACATATTTATTTAAATTTTCTTCTAATTTATAATTTCTCATATTCTATTTTTTCTAATATTATTTTTGGCATTTTAAGTATGTATGCTGCATTATCTTGAAAACCAAAGGTAATTAATAAATCATCTCCTACCTCAGTTAATCCACAATTAAATTCAATCATAGCATCCATAAATTTAAACTGTTTAGATACTTTAACTATATTCCAATCTTTATCATAAAATACAAATCTATGATGATAATGGGCATCTTTTTCATTTCCAACAGGATGATATGGGAAAAAACATTCATGTGTAATACATAATCTATAATCACCAAAAGGTATTACTTGTGATCCTCCCCTTAAATCTCCTGTTTTTAATTTTGTATTAGATATTTTTTCACTCCAATCTTTTTTTACTACAGGTTCACAATTTTTATTTTCACAATCAACTTTAACTAATTCTACAGGATCAGCATGTCTAAGAAAATGGTAGGGCATATCTAAAACTGGCATCCAATTTTTTTCAAGATATCCTTCTTTTTCGGGAACCTCTATCCTATCTCTTGTAACTTCAACAAATCCCTCATCACCCAATTCAACCTCACACATTTCCATCCTTCCAGTTCCAATTTCATCTATATCTCTTCTTACACCACAGGTATATAGTTTATTATCCCATCTAAATAGTCTTACATCTTCTTGTCCTATAAAATCCCAAAGCGGGGGTTTATCATATTTAGTAGTATTAATTTTACTTAATCGAGTTATATTCAAATCCTCATCTAAATGACATAAATAATTAACTGTTTCTAAGAATTGAAAATCTTCAGGATTCATATATTGCATGCACCCCCACATACCCCAATATTTTTGCCCAAACTCAACATGATGCATAACATATCCTACATGCCTTATATTAACTAATAATCCTTCTTTTTCATCATTATAGATAGTAGCATTGCATAATCCTGTTCCTCCTGTAAGTTTACTAGGGATTATTAAAGGTTTTATACTACCCCCATGTTTTAAAGATAATCTAACTAAATTAGTTTCTTTTGGATATAACTTTTTCCAACTCATATATTAATTTTTTATTTATTTTATGTTATTATGTGACATTCACATTATATATATTATATAACGCATAAAAACCGCAAACTACGCGGTTAAATGCGCATATATTAACAATAATCTAAGGCTAATTCAAATAATTCTTTATTAATTTTCATATCTTGTTTGAAATTTTTAATTTCTCTTGCTTTACGAGGTTTACCTCCCATTCTATATTCAAAATCACCTTCAATGAGTTTTTCTTGAACTACATTAAATACACTCCAAAGATCCTTTCCTGTATCTTCTTTTCTAACTGGTTCAATAAATGAATTCCAATCGATTTCAATTCTATTAACTTCTTTTTCTGTAAATCTAGTATTAATAGCTTCTTTAGCAAATGCAAGAATTTGTTCTTGTTCTAATTCTTTTGCTTTCATTTGATTCATTGACTCAACTGTTAATGGTAATTTTTCTACCATTTCTTTAATTAATACTTGTAAATCTTCAAATGTATAACCCATATGACGCATTTTAACATCTTCAAATTGAGTATCTGCAATTACTAATCCATTTTCACAAACTAATCTATAAAGACCTGCTTGAAAAGTAAATGCATTTTTACCATCATGAGAATTTGTTAATAATATTTGTGGAAAAACTGTATCACCATCTTTACCATTTATAACAACATCATCATTTCTGAATATTAATAAATGTTTTTGGAAACCTTTAGTTGATTTTTTTCTAGCTTTAACTTCTTTAGCTTCAATTGGTTTCCAACCTAATAATTCCATATCATCAATAACTCTTTCTGTTGGAATGTGAGTATATTTAGATGATACATCTTCACTTGGCTTTTCAGAGAATACTGATGGAGCTAAACTTCTAATATTTGCTTTACTTAAATACTTTGCTGTTTGTAATTGTTTTTCATTTAACATAACCTTGATTTTTATTTAATATTAATTTAATTGTTTTGTAACTCATTTACGGGGTAAATATACGAAAGGTCTCCTGGGTAGCCAAGTTTTTTGGTGGAAGTCTTTAATTATTTTTTAAA